CTACAAAGAAGCCGCAGAAAAGCAGAAACAAGCCCTTGCGACCGAACTTGCCGCCGTGCGCGCAGCGACCGACGCCAAAGTCACCTTGATGAAAGAGGGCATCAGCAAGCAGTTGACGCAGGAAGAGGTCGCATACCGCCGTCGGATCGCCGATCTGAAAAAACGCCTCGAAACCGAAAAGGGGTTGACGAAAAAGGCAAAGGCAGCAATTCAGCAGCAAATCGAGCTGGCCGAACAGCAACACGCGTTAAACGTCGAGAAAATCAACCGCGCGGGCCTCGACAAGAAAATCCAGCAAGAGCAGCAGAATATCGCCCTGCGGCTGGCCGCCGTCAAGCAGGGAACCGACGCTGAATATACGCTGAAAGTCGAGCAGCTACGGAAGCAGCAGGAAGCCGAACTTGCCAACATCGAACTGACCGAGCAGCAAAAGGTTCTCATCCGGGAGAAATACAACAAGCAACTGGACGACCTTTCGAACCAATGGATAAACGCCAACCTGCAAAAACAGAACGACGCTCTACGGCTCGAATGGGAGAACCGAATCAACGCCGCCGCCGTACAGGGGCAAAACACCCTGCAATTACAGTTGCAGATGCGGCAAGCGGAACTCGACGCCTTACAACAAATGGAGGGCGAAAGCGACGCCGCATTCAAGGCCCGACAGCTCGGCGCGCAGCAGGCATACGTCGACGCGAAACGAGCTATTAACGATTACGAGGTGCAAATCGAACAAGCAAAACTGGAAGCCCTCGCAGCAGTTACGAACGGTCTGTCGGGTTTACTCGAAGAGTTGGGCGAAGACAATAAGACTTTCGCCGTTTTGAGCAAGACACTTGCATTGGCCGAGATCGCCATCAACACCGGAAAGGCTATCGCAGCGGGTACGGCGCAGGCTCAAAGCGTCCCATTCCCCGGCAACCTTATCGCAATCGCTACGACTGTTGCGACGATCATGGCGAATATTACGTCGGCGATTAAGACTGTCAAATCGGCAAAATTCTCGACGGGCGGTTATGTGTCCGGGCCGGGA